GCGTTCTTATCAAAATGTTAAATTTGAAGATGCTGTTGCCTGGTACCAGGAAGAAGATCCCTACTCTGACGTAAATATACCAGATCCATTAGGCCAATACATAAGTTTAATTGATGGAGTAGTTATGGATCGTTTAATTAATGAGGCTCAATATGAGTGAATTAGAATTTGCAGGAGTTAAATTTAGAGGTGGCAAATTAGCAGGAATACTTATTGCTTTGTCTACACTTATAGGTGGAGCTTATGGAGCGTTTGAAGTTTACAAAGATTATATGGATATGAAAGATATGATACAAGCATACGAGCCTCCAGATATATCTGGTTTACAAGAGCAGCTATCGGTATCAAATGAAAAAATTGAAAGCTTAGAAAGTATAGTACAAACACAATTAGAAGCTATTACGATAGAAGTAGGAGCTTTAAAAGATGTAGCTGGTACAGCTTTGGATGATTCCAGGGCAATTAAATCAGAATTACGAGATGACTTAAATAATGTGCTTGATGAGATTGCAGCTGTGGACAAGCGTTCTCGTACTGTAAGCACAGAAATAAGAACAAGTATTAGAAATTCGGAAAACACTATTAGAAATATTATAGCTAATAATGAAAGCCGTATGAGTGATTTGGTTGAGTCAAGCACAACAAGATTTAGTGCAAAGCGAGATCAAATAGAGTCTGACTTTACAAGAAGAAGTGAGGCTATCGACACGAAGTTAATAGAAATGGAAGATCGCATTAATACAACATTAGAGCGGTATTTCAATAACCCTTTACTTAAAGGAGATTAGAATGGCGAAGATTACGGAAGTTATGACAGAAATAGATCAGCTGAATATTAAGTTTAATCACCATGAATTTAAATGCGAGCAAAATAATGAAGAGATAAAATTTCGTTTGCGTAGAGTGGAGATGATACTTTGGACCAGCTCTGGCACAACTATTCTTTTCTTAGCTACTTTATTAACTTCAATTTTGTTTAATCAATAATAGGAGGAACCTATGGATTTAATAACTAATATATACGCTAATAATGGAGAACTTATTGCTGCAATAACTGGCGTAATAACTGCTTCAAATGCGATTACAGCTTGTACGAAAACAACTGTAGATAATAAAGTAATTAATATTATTCTAAAACTGCTAAATTTTATGTCCATGAATTTCGGTCATAACAAAAATGCTGATGACAAATAATGGGTATATTTAGCGCAATCGGAGGGATAGCCAAGTTAGGTTCCAAACTTCTTGGCTTCCTCTTTATGAAAAAAGCTGTAGAAGGCTCAATATTAAAAAAAGATATGAAACAAATAAAGAAAGCAAAAGATGTTAAAAAAAATATTGCTCGTAGCAGTTCTGCTGATCGTAGGAAACGGATGCAGCGCTTTGTCAAGCCTAAATAGCAACAATAGCTACTGTAACATAGCCGATCCTATATTAATTTCTGATACTGATTTTGAAGTTATAACTGACGACCTTGTAAACGATTTGCTAGTACATAATGAGGTTTATGAAAAATTGTGTGATGAATAATGTATGAATATAAATGTAAACTTATAAGAGTTATTGACGCAGATTCCGTTGTCGGATCATTAGATTTAGGATTTAATGTTGTACTTAGCAATGTATCTATAAGATTTTATGGTCTTGATACGCCTGAGTCTAGGATTAATATTAAGAAATATCCTGAGCGTAAATCTGAAAAAGCGTTAGGTTTAAAAGCCAAACAATTTTTAAAGGACATTTTGCCTAAAGAATTTATTATTAGAACGGAAAAGCCAAACTCTACAGGTAAATACGGAAGAGTATTAGGCACAATATGGACAAAAGATAACGTCAATATATGCGAAGAATTAATTAAAGCTGGATTAGCTAAACCTTATTATGGAGGAACTAAAGAGTCATGGATATAATGATAGATAAATTGGCAGAAATACTTACTGTTGATGAGGGTAAGCGTACCTTGTGTTATGATGATGCAACAGGAGAAAGCATTAAGCCTGGAACAACTGTGCAGGGTAATATTACAATTGGTATAGGAAGAGATATACAAAATTTTGGATTAAGCGAGGATGAAATCCAGATGCTTTTAAAGAATGATATAAAGCGTGTCATTGAAGAAGCAAGTAATTTTTCTTTTTATCAAGAACTAAATCAAACAAGAAAGATTGTTATTTTATCTATGCTGTTTAACCTGGGCCTTACAAGATTTAATAAGTTTGTAAAATTTAAAAAGGCTGTGCAAGCTAAATCGTATGATGTTGCTGCTATGGAAATGCGAGATTCATTGTACTACCGCCAGCTATCGCATCGTGTAGAAAAACTAGCGGTATGGATGGATAGCGGTAACATGCCTTCATAATAATCTAATTGCTCTGTGCTTGCCTATTTCTTTTTTTATCCAGCCTCTAGCTTCTAAGCCTTTTAATAAATAATTTGCTGCTTTATCAGAACGAGATTTTATTATTTTTTCATTATTAATATACCCTTCTCCTATTTCTTTTAAACTTGGCATATAATCATAAAATTCATAATAAGAAATAACAAAATCTAAGACTTCTTTTTGATTAAGCGTTAATGGGATCTTTTCCATCTTCTTCTCCTAAAATTTGTTTTATATAATTTTTATTTTTATTTATTAATTCTTTTGCAGCTGTAGGATCAATCGTATTTATATTAGCAATGTTCCTGTCTTCAAACGATTGCATCTTCTCAATCTTTTTACTGCTGCTTAAATTAGATTGCATTATGTCTAATAAAATTGTGGCATACTTTGTTACATAAGCTTCTTTGTTTTCAAATTTTTCTTCATTACCATTGTAAAAAGATAATTTATATTCAATTTGTCCGCCATGCTGTTGTAGAGTTATTTTCTCTGCAATTTGATTAGGAGTATTAGTTGTTTTAAGAGGTTTAGCACCTGGGATAGTATCAACTTCTGTTTCATCTAACATACCTAAACCACATATAGATAACGTAACTCTGCGTTTAGCTTTAGTAATTGTTTTTAAAATAGCGTTAGCTTTAGCATCATCTTTTAAATTACCTATAGGAACGGCTCCCATATCGCTATCCGTACGCCCTGATTTATCCGTAGCTTCTACTGTTACATAAAAAATACCACCTTCTAATTTTTGATCTGTAATTTTTATATCAACTTTATGAATTTTTCTAAGCTGATCCGTTGCACCTTTATGAGCGTATAGTGTAAGTTGATTGTTTAATCTGATATACCCAAAAGGTTTTGTTAAAGGATTTAACCCTGTACTTTCACAAACTTTTTTATAATAAGCTATTCTTTCAGATTCATTTAAAACAGCAAGATCCCCTTTTACTAATACTTGTTCTAGTTTTTGCAGCTCTCCCATTATACATCCCCTTCTGTTATAGTTAATTTACGAAAAAATGATTCTGGTTTAGCTGGCACTAATTTTTCTGGCTGCGCTTTGCGAATTACTTTTTGCCATTTAATAGAATAATTGCCAGCCTGAGCAATAACAGTATTGTTATCTTCTGGATCTAATGAAGCAAGATACGTTTCTAAAACATCTTTGACTTCCCCTACTGCATGATCTTGTTGTGTAGAAGCATCCTTACAAGCTAAATAATTTTTTGCTAATGTTTCTATGTCTGCATTAACACTTGCGTCTACGTCTACTTCTATTTCTCCTATAGGCTGCTCTACCATTTCAGGATAATACAAAGGCGGTTCACTATCACACCTTCGCCAAAAATCATTTGTTGCATCTTCTATTTGTTTACATAGTTCATCATTACGTAGGTATGGATATATGCCTAGTCGCATCTTAGGCCCTAGCTTGGCAATGACTCCCCAATCTGCTTTGACGCACATCATTTGCGCTTGTAGCTGTATGACATTCTCTATATGAGGTGGGCCATCATCATAGCCATCTGTCTTAGCTTCTAATGGACCAGAGCCATATAAAGTTACATGCTTGTCTTCACCTGGCAAACCATGAAAAGGATTTTCTAATTGCAGCTCCCCTTCTTTTATATGTATGAGGCCATCTAAACTTACGCCTAAACGACAAGCATCATGCATATACGCTTTATCTGGAATTTGTAAATTAACATGGGTTGTACCTAAACACATACTGTCTAATCTATCGGAAGCCCATTCTAATATACCAGGTTCTAAAAAGTTACCACGGTCTAATGCTTGTTGCGATATAGGTTCTTGCTCATAAACCTGTCCAGATTTAGCAGCTAGTTTTTTATTCATAATTTCATTAGGTGTTGTAAATCTACTTTTCCTTAAAACTATTGTCGGAATTTCTGATCCACCAATGACATCTTCTTTTGTTAGCTTAGGCATATAACACACCTCCTATCGCATACATAAAGATGTAAATGCTTGCCATTAATGCAGCAAATACGATAGCATCTAATAATATTTTAAGTACGGTTAATAGGTTAGGTAAGGCTGTTTGGTCTAAAATATTTTTCTTGGAATATACATTATGCGCCTTGAATATATTATATCTAGCCAAAAACCTAAGCTGGTCCTTATTTTCTTGAGTAATCATTTAATTAGTTCCCCTTCTAATTGGTGTAAGCACACTAAACACAACATATAGTATTTATAAAATATAGCAAACACAATATCTTGTATAAAATATACTATTAATTTGTGTTTCGAAACCAGTTAGTATTCTTCTCACCAATATCTTCTGCTGCTTGGCGTTTTAATTCCAAATGTGCATCTCTACAATACATCCGTGAGCAGAATAATTTATTTGTCATTGGTGCTTTACCTTTAATCATATCTTCCAGATTATTAGCTAGTCTGCGAAACTCATCAATGGCAGATAAAACATGATCCTCACGTAAAATTGGAACGGTAATACGCACACATACATCGCCACCGATCATTCGGTTACGTTGTTCCTCAGCTCTTTTACGAGCTATAAGATCATCAAATGTGTTATCTTCTCGACTACCATCGTTTCGTATTCTACAATTTTTCGGACTATTCATTTTTATCTCCCCTTTCTTTCTTTTTTATTACTTAAATATGTAATCATTAAATACACTATGTTGTAAACTCTAAATGTTAGACTAAAAAATAGACTAAAAAATAGATTTAAATTTATCTCCATTTAGGTTTTGTTTTTTGTCTTTTAATAACATCTTCTACTCTATCCTCAAATGCTTTCATTAAAGTGTAACCAGCGGTAAAACATAACCCTCTGTAGCGAGGTGGGTTTTTTACCTGGCATAATTCCTGAGTTTCAATGCCATCTTTAACTATTTTAAGTACTGTATCTTTGTTTCCCATGCACAAATTATTTACCAGGGCCATATTAACTAAATCTTTCCGTCTATCTAATTTGCAATGATTTAATATGTAAGCTGGTAAAGCATGATACCTAGACACAATAGCTAAACTAGAAATAACTCTATGATCTAAAGTTAAGTTCCATCTTTTCCTAATATTATTATAAGATGCCGTAGTTAATGTCGTGTTAAACGCTAATACATCTAAACAATACTGCCTATGATTAGTTTTATTTCTATCTTCCCAAGGCACTACTGGGTAACCATCTCTAAATCTCACTAATTTAGTCATTATGCTTTGCCCTCCCATGCAAAACTTTAAAAATTTTAGATTTGGTCCAAGTACTATTCTGACGAGTAGGTACTTCCAAATCATTTAAGTGGTCGGCTATTTGTTGAAATGTCCATCCTGCTGATCTAAGATTTTGTATCGCTTTTCCTTTATTGCCTAGCCAGGCTTTAGCTTTTAAACTATGAACGGTGGCAGCTTTTTTTTGTGCAGATACTATGTCTGGAGAACCCAGCTTTGTAATGACTTTTCCGTGTTTGGTTACATAACTCCCCTTTTGTTTTATGTCTTCTTTTGCTTTTCGTAACGGCACGACAGTTTTATATGACAACCTGTCGGAAAATAATTCTGCATAATTAATTAAAAAATGTAAACTACTTTTTTCTACGTCTAATGTAGGTGAATAGAATTTAATTTTAGCATTTTTCAAGTAATGCAACCAGTTAGCCTTATGTCGCAAGGCGTTTAAATCACTAATAATTAATTGATATTTATTTCTATGTACGTGATCTACAGCTTTAACAAACGAATCGTATTCTCCAGTAAAAACGCCTCTTGTAATGTATGGCCTACGCAACACTTCTTCACAGTATTTATAGCAGCTCTTTACTTCTTCATAGTTCTGCATATAAAACGTATACTTTTGTATTTCTCTGTTTCGCATTATTTAACCCTCTTAATCAAAGAAGCAACAGTAGTAGGATGCCAATCCCCTCCCCTTGCTGTTTTTATTTCCAGCTGGTTAAGTTTGCGAGCTATACCACGTAGCGAAATTGCAGGATCATGCTCTTTAATGCCGTTAATGATAGTAATAGTATTTTGTGCAAAGACATCGGCATTATCTTTATTAGCCTGGACTGCTGCTTTCTGTGCTTTCTTCTGATTTTTGTGAACGCCTAGCTTTGTAATAACTCGGCCAGACTTTGCTGTGTAGCTGCCTTCTTTTGCTATGTGTTCTTTAATACGGCCTAATGCTGCCTTCGTATCGTGGCGTATCTGTCGAGCCTGTTGTGCTGCCATAACAGCCTGAAACTCTAATGTACCAGTATGCATGGTAGGATTATCCGCTACAAAGAAGTTAAACTTACCCTCTTCCATCTCTTCAATAAGACGAATCACAAAGGAAGCTCGTCTGGATAACCTGGACATAGTGGATACCCATAGTGTGGCATTATGTTTACGGCACATCTTAATGGCCTTGGCTAGCTCAGGTCTTCCTTCATCTGTCTTTGTGCCAGATTCTTGTTCCTGGTACTCGCCTATAATATTCCAATCGCCACCGTTCAATGCGCCTTCTATTAATTCTTTCTGCGCCTCAATACCTAGCCCATGAATACCCTGCTTATTTGTCGATACCCTAGTATAAATGACAACTGGTCCTGAGTGCTTCTTGCCGTGATTAGCTACTAACATTATTGTTTCCCCTTCTTTTTGTTATAAACTTCTACCATTAGCTCATAAAGCTCCTGGGTATTAAATGTACTTAATCGTGAACGGCCACATCGTGGTTTAAATGTCGCAGCCGTCATCTTTTTATAAGGATCCCATTCCCATAGCATCCTGCTCATTCTGCGTATTTGTTGTTGTCGTGGGTAATGCTTAATCTTTTTGTACTCCCCCTGGAACATAATAACTCGCAGCTTATTTCTCTGATATGTGTATGCATCAAATGGCATTAACATTCTCCCCATTGTGTCGCCATAGCTGAAGCAATACCTTCATAGAAACGACTACGTATTTTCCAACGATCTTTACCTGGTGCTGCTTTATGACATTCATCTCTGGCTGTTGTGCCATCTAATGTGCCAGTAGGTTTTAATAATGGTAAATTTCTTAACCATAAACAGGTGCGCTTCTTAACATTATCTCCGCTCTCTTCATTAGTACCAAACTGCCAAGGCTGAATACTTTGTGCAAATGGTTTAAAATTACGAATACGTTCTTTAGCGTGCTTATGCATAACAGGATTCTCAACAGCAATTCTTGGCACATCTGCGTTCCATACAGTAGAGAATAAATCAGCACCTTGATCTAATTCTTCCCACATTTGTTCTACAGTTTTTCCTGGAGGTGCTTTATGTAACCAACGGACTCCAGAGTTACACAGCCTAGTGCAAGGTGGGTGCGCTACCATTAATAAATCCCATTGTTCCATGTCTAATACATGGCAAACATCATCTTGAATATGACGATTAGTTGGAGTATCAGATGGCAATACATCACAGCTCCAAGCATCATGGCCCTGGTTTAAAAAAGCTTCTCTTACTATACCGCTTGTTTCACAACCTATTAATACCTTCATGTTACTTTCCTTTTCCTTTCGTAAAAATGTACCTTGTATAATATATAGCTATTAGCTAGCTTAATGTCAAGACATTAGACGTAACTATGGGAAAATAAAACAAATGGAAGTATTATATGTACGAATACCAACGGCTACAAAGAACTTGCTATTAGCTCAAGTGCATGCTGGTCGCTATCGCAATCAAGCAGATGCAGCTAATGCATTAATACGAGCTGGGTTAGAGTCATTAGGCAAACATAAGAAGCCAGATATTAATAAAACATTAGAAGAGCTGCTGAGGCATCGAGGCGCAATATGATAGTGAAGCAGCGTTATAACAAGTTTAAAAACATACCGACATTTGTTGATGGCATACGCTTTGCTTCTAAGAAAGAAGCTGGGCGGTATCAAGAACTTAAACTATTGGAGATGAATGATGAAATACGTAACTTGGAATTACAACCGAGGTTCTCATGCGTAGTAAATGGCAAGAAGGTTTGCGATTACGTGGCGGACTTCCGTTATTTCTCGAACAATTCTTACGTAGTGGAAGACGTAAAGGGAAAGAAAACAGACGTTTACAAACTCAAGAAAAAGCTAGTGGAGGCTTTGTGGCCTGGCGTAACGATTACCGAGGTATAATCCTCCCTTTTGATGAGATTGCTGAGGCGGTGTCTGAGCAGTTTGAATTACCCTTAGATATTATTACATCACGTAGACGTGATACTCGAACTGTCTATGCCAGGTGGTTCATTATAGATTTCGCTCATCGCTTTACTCATATGTCAACATCTGAAATTGGATGGAAGCTTAATAAAGATCACACTACCTGCCTTCATGCTAATAAAGAGCTGCCGAAGATACTCGATGATGATCCAGAGCTGCTGTATTTATACAACACTATTAACCTAGAGCTAGAGGAATTATACCATGAATTATAAACATCTAAACTATAAACATTTAAAGGTTATTTATAGAAAACCAGAATTAAATACTAATAAGTTCTTATTTTTAAAAGTTGCAATTATGAATAGAGAAAAGAAAACACATATATTTAAAAGCACAGAGCAGCATGGATGAAAAAGAAAGAACGTGATGAAGTACGACAACCCACAGAAGGATTTGGTGATGGCAAAGCTCCTGGACCATACGCTATTGTACCAGCTAGAGCGACCGTTGATAAACGCTTTCATCAATATCCTATGACGCTCGTTATCTTTACCATGTTATGCAGCCATGCTAATCCAGCTTCTCTTGCCTGGCCTAACTTCTCTACTATGAGCAAGAAACTTAACATCTCCTCTTCCGCTATCTCTAAACACTTTAGAAAACTACAAGACTGGGGTTACGTGGAATGTGTTCGTAAAGGTAATCAGTTCCGTGCCTTTGGAAGACAAGGTGCTGTATGGCGAGTTATCTATGATCCTAAAGCAACACTAGATGATGCCATCGCTGCTCAACCTGTCGATAGAAGAGATGAAACTATGGAACGTGAAGAAGCATTAAAAACATTAAACGCTGTTGATCCCCAGGAGTCTGTCGCTGTTGAGCTCCAAGGCAACTGCTCTGTGGATAACTCTCACGCAGTTGAGCTGGGAGGCAACTATGCAGTTGAGCTGGAGGGCAACATGAACTACTCAGTAGAACATATAGATAATACTATAGGGGAAAAAGCAAAAAGATACGCACAATTATACAGACAAGAAGTAAAAGAAAAATACAAAAAGGAATGGAGATATGGAATGAACCAGGTCGAGATTGCAGGAAGGATTGCAAAAAAGATTGATGAAGCAGCGTTCCTCACAATGGTGCGTAAGATACTGAAGAGGAGAAGAGATAAAGGTGAGAAGCATCCAGTATCCTTGAAGTACTTCGAAGCTGTGATAACTCCGAAGCCAGCAACAAAGTCAATAGCAGACATACAAGCGGATGCTGTTAGAGCTGTTACTAGGTGGAAGTTTCAATGATTTGTATAAACTCTGGAGGTTCCATTGGATTTATGACACAATAGAAATAAAAAGAATTACCGTGGCGCAGCGTACACCAGAAATGCGTTTCGCCAGAGGCGACCTTGGGGGGGTCCAGGGGGGTGCGTAGTAGTATAGAGGCCTCACAAAAATATTTCTGGTTTTTTTAGAAAGGGAAAAAATATGGAAACTTTTATGGACTGGCTAAACCGAGTGTTAGGAGTGCGTTCTAATACCGACTTAACAAAAATGACAAAATTGGAATTGGAGGATCTAGGCAGAAAAAATGGTATTGAGCTAGATCGAAGATTAAAACGGCAAACATTAGTGAAGCAGCTACGTAAAAAGTTAGGAGAATAATTATGAGCGTTAATAAAGTTATATTGTTAGGAAATATTGGACAAAATCCAGATATTAAATCTTTACAGTTTGGTGAGGTGTGTAATTTAACATTAGCCACATCGGAGTATTGGAAAGATAAAAACACGAACGAAAAAAAAGAGCGTACACAATGGCATAAAGTGGTTATTTTTAATAAAAATCTTATAACTCTGGTGAAAAATCATTGCAGCAAGGGTGATAAAATTTATGTAGAAGGACAATTAGAAACCAGGAAGTACACGGATAAAACTGGCATGGAAAAATTTTCTACGGAAGTGGTGCTAAGAGATTTTGGTGGCGAGATAACGCTATGCGGATCAAAACCGAAAGCGCAGCCAGCGGAAGTAACTCAAGATCTTGATAATACACAAGATTTAGAAGATGAAATTCCGTTTTAATGGCTAATATTCCTCCTCTTAAAAGATTTGGCGGTGTACGTGAGATTAAAAAACGAGTGCGTGGATCGGAGTTATTGCAGGATAGCCGAGATGCATTAGCGCAGCATTTAATTGATCTGGGTACTGTTAATATTGATGAGATTATGGAATACGATGGCAAAGAAATTAAGGTGAAAGCGTTTAAAGATATTGATCCTAAAGCTATTTCAGCCATTAAACGCATACGAGTAAATCAAGGAACGATTGATATTGAGCTGCACGATAAAGTAAAGATTTTACAAACGCTGGCTAAGGCTGCTGGATTGTTAGAACCAGAAAGCAATAGTGAAAGGCCATCGGTTGTAGGAATAAAAATGGTTGGACCAAAGGAGATAACAGATGCCGACATCGAAGAAGACAAATGATTATGATGATGCGCTAAAAAGCTTAGATTTAGATTTTTCTACCTCCCCTACGGTGTGGGAATTTCTTAATTCTAATTCTTTTGTGCGAGGATTAATTGGCCCTGTAGGAAGTGGTAAAAGTTATGCGAGTGCTGCAGAAATTATGATCCGTGCTGTAAAGCAAAAGGTAAGCCCTAGAGATGGTATTCGGTATTCACGGTTTGCTATTGTAAGAAATTCTTACCCTATGCTGCGAACAACAACTTTAAAAACCTGGCAAGAACTTTTTCCTGAACATATCTGGGGACCTATTCGCCATGCGCCACCTATAACGCATCATTTAAAGTTGCCAGCAAGAGGGAAAGCCGCAGGTATTGATTGCGAAGTGGTGTTTTTAGCGTTAGATCAGCCAAAAGATGTGCGTAAATTATTATCGTTAGAATTAACAGGTGCTTGGGTAAATGAGGCAAGAGAATTGCCAAAAGCGGTAATTGATGGATTAACACACAGAGTGGGCCGTTATCCTGTGCAAGCAGACGGTGGTCCGAGCTGGCGTGGTGTTTGGATTGATAGCAATCCGTGTGATGACGACCATTGGATGTACCGAGTAGCAGAAATTGAAAAGCCAAAAGGAAAATACCCTTGGACTTTTTGGAAGCAGCCAGGAGGTGTTATTGAAACACCGCCAGAAAAAGTTCCTGAAGAAATGCCTGAAGCGCAAGGATTTATTTTTTCTTGTGGCCGTTGGTGGAAACAAAACCCTAAAGCGGAAAATATTGGTAATTTGCCTGTAGGTTATTACGAACAGATTATGGGAGGAAAAAATCTGGATTGGATACGCTGCTATGCCGAAGGGAAATACACATTTGTGTTAGAAGGTAAACCTGTATGGCCTGAATATGACGATCAAACTATGGCTGCCGATTGTGAAGCGGTTCCAGGTATTCCGATCCAGATAGGATTAGACTTTGGATTAACCCCTGCTGCGGTTTTTGCACAAAGATTACAAACAGGACAATGGCAAATCTTGCATGAATTGGTAACTTTTGACATGGGACTAGAACGCTTTGGCCATATTTTAAAAGCGGAAATAGAAAGCCGTTTTCCTGGTTATGATGTAAGTATTTTTGGTGATCCTGCTGGATTGCAACGTGATAGTATTTTTGAAACAACAGCCTTCGACCATTTAAAAACATTAGGATTATATGCACAGCCCTGCCCTAGCAATAATTGGCGTGTAAGGCGTGAAGCCTTGGCTTCTCCTATGGGAAGGCTTATTCAAGCAAAGCCAGGGCTGCTTGTAGATAAAAATTGTTTGCAGCTAAGAAAAGCTCTCGCTGGTGGCTACCATTATAAGCGAGTTCAAGTATCAGGCCATGAACGGTTTAAAGATACACCAAATAAAAATGAAAGCTCCCACGTTGGGGATGCAGCTGGATATTGTTTATTGGGCGGTGGCGAACATAGAACGTTAACACGAAACACACAGCGACCAACTGGTACATCGAACGCTGCGTTAGATTTTGATGTGTTTCAATGAAGGAAAATATAGATCCACGATTTTTTGAAGAGATTATGGAATTAAAAGATCGTAAATACAGTATAAAAATTTGGCATCCCAGCCATTTTCAAACTATGCATATTAATGAATTTACGCAAAACTGTTTTGATTTAGAGCCAAACTATTTGCATTATTTACAAAACAACGTAAAGCACGGTATAGCCTTATCTGGATTTG